GTGTCAAGAACATCTCGTCCACGTTGTCGTAGCCGAGGATGCGCATGGCGTCTGGCAGTGCGACACCGGCTTGCGTCAGTTTCAGGAGTGAGTCGGCACGGTCGGCTTCGTCGGCTTGCATGACGTCCAACTTCTCAGGGTCGAAGCGGATTTCGTAGCCAATCGGTCCGAGGAGCTGATTGTTCAGCACCTGCTCATAGAGTCCGAGGCGAGGCACGACGGTTTCACGCCAGAAACTTTGGCGGTCAGAGTCCGCCGTGGCGTAGTTGGCGGCGCTGGCTTCGAGCATGGTGCGAGGTACGCCCATGGTCATTGCGATGCTGGTGATGACCCGCTCTTGCAACTCTGGCAACATCATCGTGTTGATGTCGGGTGTGATTTTTTGGACTTTGATTTCTTGGGTACGCACAAACAAACTGCGAAAGGCGTTGGCCACTCCGTTGACTCGTTGTGAGAAATCGCCACGGAATCGCGCGAACTCGGCGTCGTCCATCGCTTCGGGTAAGTTCATCACCATCACGGGCTGTGCACCGCCCTCGAAGAACGCCGAGGTGAATCGTTCGAGGTAGTGACCCAGCTGTGCACTTTGTAGTGCGACGGCAGCAGGGGCGAGACCTGGGCGAATGTCGTCACGGTACGACGGCTCTCTGAAGTAGACAATCTCGTTGATAGTCCACGGTCCATACACTTTGCCCATCTGCGACTGGGTGAAGAGCGCACCGCTGTAGGGGTCTTCGAGCGTGGCCGCAGTTGGCTCGAAGCCGACGACCATGGTGGTCGGGTTCAACACGACGAAGCCCGTCATCGTGCGACCTCGGGTCACCTTGTACCAGTAGGCGCCACCTGTGAGCAGCATTGACCGCTCCGTGGCACGGATAAGCTCACTTACCGATTGACGCCATGGCCAATCCACGGTCTCACCTCGGCGGGTCAGTGTGTACGGCACCGTGCTGATCGCATCGCATCGCAAGTTCACCGCACGGTACAGCATCGGCACCACTTCGTAGGCATCGCTGGCAGTGGCGATGCGCCCACTACGGTTCAGGCTTTGCAGCCATCCAGGAATATTCAGGCTCACTGTGTCCACCCCCAGTCAAACTTCGGTTTACTCATCATCATCATTGCTCCTGACACGGCATCGACGTAGTCGTCATGGCCACCACTCGGGAACGCCACGACCTCATCGAGAAATGCTTTGACCCATTCGCCACGCACGATGCGCACGGTGCCCGCCTCGGCTCTGGCCGCCCATGGCATCGCTCGAGATACTTTGTCTTTGTCCACCTTGATTCCCTTGAATGTCACTCCAGAAAGTAGTGGGTCACGGCGTAGGTCTTGGACCGCCGCCAGTCCATGCAGTGCTTCCTCGATGCCGTGCGTCGTGTCCGCCTCGGTGCGCATCGTCTGGACAATGATTTTCTTGACATCGGGCCACTCCGCTTTCACGTGGATGCCGTCGGCGATGTACACGATGCCGTCATGCAGTGCCACCCGCACCGAGGCGGTGTAGTCGGCACTTTGCTTCGTCGATGCGGCCAAGTCCCAATACCTCGACCACTTCAGCCCAAGCGGTGCGCTGTCCACCACGCTGAACCACTGGCGCTTGAAGAGCGCGCCGGATGGGTCGATGAATTCGCCATCGACCTCCTGGCGGTACATCTCGGATGTCATCGATTGCTTGAGCGTGTCGATGAAGTGCGCTGGGAGGAATTCGTTGTCGGTAGACTTCGACGTGATGACATCGTACTCAGTGCCGCCCATGGTGAAGAGGTCATACACCCAGTCTTTGCCACGTGGCGTCGTGGTGACCCACGCTTTGCCCGGTGACTCGCGGAGCGTGGCAATGGACAGTGGCCACACATCGTCGCTCATCATCGCCGCCTCATCGAGCCACAGCCAGCCGACGTTGGCACCACGCAATCGGTCGGCGTTGTCAGCACTGCGGAAGATAATGCGACGGTCGCCGAGGAGGCGAAGCTCAAGCTCTGATTTGTTCCATGACGTGGCGATGCCGGCTTGGGCGACGAGTTTCAAGATGGTCTCCATCGCACCAAGGCGAAGCATCGGATACGTTGGGGCCACGATCATGCCCGTGCTGCCTTCGGGTTGACGCAGTGCCTCAATGGCACCTGCCCTTGTCTTGCCACTGCCACGACCACCGACGAACAGACGAAACCGTGCAGCGCTACTCCAGAATTGTCTTTGGGGTAACGTCTGTGAGCGGTGCTGGATTCTCAGGGAGTCCGAGGTCGATTTCGTAGGTGGTAGGCTGACTGGTCGAATTGACATTGTACGATTCCCTGTATGACGGGTCTTCGCGTTTAAGTAAGAACATGACCATGGTCGGGTTGTCGGTCGCCATTTTGTAGGCGAGGCTCTCAAGGTAGTCACGCCGTCGCGCGGTGCCAATGGCCGATGCCGCACGAAGTCGGTCGGCAAAGGTTGGGTCCTTGGCAATCTGTCGGTACACCATGGCGTTGCTTACACCGATTGCTTGGCAGGCATGATGCACGATGCCCAGTGTCTCCACGGCATCGAGCAACTCTTTGACTTTGATGTCGGTCAACGCCGCCACCGCTTCGTTCCTGACGATGATGTTGCGCTGACCTGCGTTGGGCTTAGCGGTCGATTTCGTCGTTTTGGTCACCGATTGCCTCCGAGGTAATCAAGCGAAGCAACACATTGACGACGGCGAGTGCAGTCGCCAGCTGTGCGCCGTACGCTTGCATTTGTGGCCATGACGTCATCGAGGTGATGAGCACGACGGCGACGGTCAAGGCGTTGATCCAGATAGTTTTCGATTCGTACCACGGTTTCATACTATCCTCCGATGTAGCGTAGTGCCAGCGGCACGATGAAGGCAATCGCCGTGATGACGTAGGCGTAGCCAGTGAGCTTGCGTTCCAACTCGGTTACCCGTGCATCGAGTTCCATGAAGCGCTTGTCGCCAGACTCTAGACGACGCAGCACTTGGTCGACCTTCTCCTCGACCCGTGCGAGTTTAACCTCGAGTGACTCCATCATGATTTCCCTTGTGCTTCTGCGAATAATCTGCGGACGACGTTCATATCAATCAATCGCCCTGGACACGTCTTTGGACTGGGCACTTCACGGTGGCCAATCAGTGTCAGGCGACTGACACCAATGCTTCGCCAGTTCATCAGTGCCAGCGTCGCACCACGCACCATGTCCGCCATCGCTGGCGACCACGACTGCACATCGTAGTTGCCGACGACCTCGATACCCCACGCCCAGTTGTTCGCTGTGCCGGCGTGGATGCCACGTTCGTTCAACGGGGTCATCTGCCAGATGCCGTCATCGTCGGGGTTCTGTGCACCGACGGCGATGAAGAGGTGTGGACCCCTATCCCAGCCGAGGCGCTGGTAGTAGCGTTGCATCGAGCGCATCGTCATCGCACCACGCCACTGTCCCATCGTCGGCGCCCATGTGTGATGAAGCACCACACCATGCGCCCATGGAGCGATGGCAGGATTATGCGCTACGAGGTGCGCGGTGAATTCGGCGACGGATTTCCATTGGCGAACGTCAGCGACAAACATAGTGCCTCCATAGTTTTATTGTGGCCATGCTGTCAAGGGCTTTTTGTACACCCCTCACAGCCCCATCGGATTTTGATTCGCATGGTGCAGGATGCGACGCCGTGCAATCTCGACGTACTCTGGCGTGATGTCGATGCCGATAAAGTCCATTCCTTCGAGCATGGCGGCGCACCCAGTGGAGCCACTGCCCATGAACGTATCAAGCACCGTGCCACCCTTTGGCGTGACGAGGCGCACAAGATAGCGCATGAGTTCGATGGGCTTGACGGTGGGGTGGTGGTTGGCACGGTCGCCGTCACTGTCCAGCCCCGCTTCCCGCTCAGCCTTTGACGCTTTGGCCACGTAGAAAAAGCGTGATGCGCCGCCGCTCTGCTCATCCAACGCTCTAGCGGCGTCTTCGTCGAAGATGACGTTGGCGGGCCAGCGGCCGGAGGAGTGTTGTTCTCGATAGTGTTGTTGACCCAACCCCGCCCACATTCCGCGGTCGCCTATTCCGTTGTCATTGCGATGCCATGGGGCACCGTTAATCCTGCACCCATCAATGTTGAGCGCACCGCATCCCCACGTCATCACATTGTCGGCAACGGTGCCAACCAGTGGCTTGCGGGCAAGGACGGCTGGCTCACAGGCTGGCTTCAACGCTGTGCCATAACCTTCCCATGGTTTTGATGTTTCGCTTTTGCCTTCGTATTTTGGCAGTAGTTCACCACTTGCTCGTGGCAAACCCGTTGTGGCATGGAATTTACTGCCGCTTGCTATTGCGTGACCACGATTTTCATGCCCCATAGACTTGTCTATGGCATTTGCTACATTGTGCGACTTGGGGAAACCCGACCCATATATCCATTGGATGCAATCCCGTACCTCAAATCCTGCATCTTCGATAGCGCAGGTCATACGGTGATATGTCCGAGTGCCGCCAAACGCAATCAGATGCCCACCTGGCTTCAACACCCGCAGACACTCCGTCCATAGCGTCACATCATAGGCAATGCCCGTCGAATCCCAATGCTTTCCCATGAATCCAAGTTCATACGGCGGGTCGCATACGATGCTGTCAACGCTGGCATCGGCCATGGTGCGGAGTACCTCGCGATTGTCACCGCAGTGCAATGTGTAGTTCATGGTCGCACCTTGCGAATCAGTGCCACCAGATCATCGACATAGGCTTTGATGTCCACGTCGGGGAATGGCGTTGGCCATGCAAGGAATGCGAGGCGGTACAAGTAATTGACGTCCTTGATTTTCTGCCACACAAGGTCTGCGACTTGCGCTGGGGTAAGCAACGCATTGACCTGAGTTTGCATTGTGGCCATCTGTCCCTGCAGCGCTTTGATTGCGGACGTCGTGCCAGCGGCGTCAATCTCGGCGTTGACCGCCTTGGCGTAAGCTTTGTCCGCCATTGATTGCGCTGTGGCGATGCTCTGTTTCATCATCGCCAGCTGTGACGCATCGATGCTCACGACGGTAGCGTCTGGGCACTCGCTGTCGTGCACGTAGCCGTCGATGGGAATCACCCATTGTTGCCAGTTCTTGTCGGTGGCCAACAGGACAAGGCGACGATTCACCACGGCAAGGTCGCCGTTGCCGTCTTGGAGGAAGTAGACCAACTGCGGCTTCTCGCTGGGTGCGGTGCGGTAGACCCTGACGCCCCATGGCCCATTGGCGATGAGGCGACCCGTGATGGTCTGGAAGATGGCGCCGGTCTTATCGACGATGTACTCCCAGCTGGCACTTGGATAGTTTGGGTAGACGGCGGGTGGACGTTGGTTGCTCATGGCGTTACTCCTCGACGATTGGCAGCGTAACTCCACGCTGCATCATATATTTGCCTGATTTGTCTCGATATGTGGCACGTGGTCGCTTGCCTTGAAAGAACATGACCTGTGCGATGCCCTCACCGCCGTACACCTTGATGGGCAGTGGGGCGGTGTTGCTCAGCTCGATGGTGACGTGGCCTTCCCACCCAGGTTCGAGCGGTGTCACGTTGACGATGAGACCGCAGCGGGCGTACGTTGATTTGCCGACGACGATACACATGATATCCTCGGGAATCACGAAGTATTCGACACTGCGACACAGCGCAAACTCACCTGGCGGTATCGTGACCGTCGGCGAGACCTTGACGTCCAGCTTGGTGTGGAGGTCGCGCCGCTTTGGGTCGATGGTCGACACTTTGTCACCACGCCACAGTTGCCATTCGTTGGCCACACGCATGTCATAGCCGAAGCTACTCACACCGTAGCTGATCGATCCTTTGCGCACCTGCTCCATAGCGGCACCGTCGATCATGCCTGTGGCGATGCGCTGGCGAATTTGGTCATCGTTCAGAATCATTGTTCCCTCCATACTGCTTGGTCGTTGACGATGTCCAGCCACTGCGACCAACAGCGCTGCGAGCTTCGCCAGTGACGCCATCCATTCCCATTATCCCAAAGTCGCACAAAGACGGCGTGCTGTGTGGCCACATGGTCACGCTCTGCATGGTCTTTGCCAGTGAGCCACACATAGGTGGCGTCGTTGAACTGCCACATGCCACCGTCGCCTGTCACCTCGTTGCGTGCGGTCCAGTCGTAGGTGCCGAAGTTGTAGCCGTCGCCACTTTCGCACGATGCGATGGCCATGGCTTCACGGCTGATGTGTAGGCGGTCAACGTGGCACACGCCGCCGTGGCAGATGAGTGCGATGAAAAGTTCGATGATGAGGGTCATAGTTGCTCCTTTGCTTGCGTATAGATTTCTTCGACGCGTTCCTTTGCCCACTCGGTGAGTGCCTGCATGTCCTCATCAGACAGTGCGATGTGATGCACTACGAAATACACAAAGTCGGACTTGATACCATCGGGGATGACCTTAGCATATCCTCGTGCCCGCTTTGGCATGACGGTGGGGTCTTCAACAAGTTCGATGAATCCATGTGGAACGGTGATGCAGGTCATAGTTGCTCCTTTGGGCGTAACGAAATGTATGCTACAATTTCAGTGCCCAGCAATTCGGCAAAAGGTACCATGCCGCACTTGTGGCCAGCGCATTATTGTAAATAGTGTTCGCTGGCTACGCTGGGCATCCATTTGGTTGCAATTCGTCTGGTATCGTTGTTCACTGTATCGCTCCTATGATTTTCAATGCGTCATCGACGCTTCGCACAATGCGAACATCGCCGCGCCAGTCGGCGTGCCATGCGACCTGCGCTGGCGTCGATGTGCCCTTCGGTGCCTTGACCTCGATGACAAAGTTCTGGCCACGGTACCCGACGAGCAGGTCGGGGCACCCTTTGCCCACGGCGGCGAGGTCTTGGACACTGGCACCGACGCCACGCAGGGCGGCGACGATTTCCACGTGGTTGCGGTCAATCTTGGCAGCGCGTCTCATGGTAAATCCTCCTTCGCCATCAACTCAAGGTAGTGCACTTCGGTGCCCAGTATCTGCCTCGCCAGTGCATCGAAGCCGTAGCGCCGCAGCACGGCAACGATGTCCTTGCGACGAAACACACCACGCTGATCTGTCCTCGGCGCTTGCCGTATATAATACGCATTCACACCGGCGACCTGCAGCGCTTTGACCGTGATGTATGTGCCGTGCCATGCGTCGTGAATGGCCAGAAGCCACGACGCCTTTATCATGTGGCGTGGAATGTTGCGAATAAAGCGCTGATACATCACTTCGTACAACGACGACTTCAGGTAGTGCGTCGTGTTGCCACGGTGCAGCACTGGCGCAAGGCGTGCGTATCTGTCACTCCATGGCCGTCGTTCCTGCATGATTTCCGGTGCGGCGGCAATGACCTCATCGACGTGCATCCACTGGCGATGCGTCTCCATGACGATGGCGGCGAGGTCGGGCGGCATGGCATCGGTGATTCTCCATGCCAATGCGTTGGGGGTCTTGGCCATATCGTAGATGGATTCCCATTCCACACTATGCCGAGTGCCGAATCCGCTTCGCCGCTTACCCACGATGTCCGATCGAAGCCATCCCCGTTGCAGATAATCGGAGATGGCACTCGATGACATCCCCAGCATGGCGCCGACTTCACGCTGGGTCAATGCGCTGCCCTGTAGCTTTGTGTACGTCGGGTTCATGCGCTGAATCAATGTGCGCACGACGCTGGGTCGTTTCTTCATCGTTCGCGCAATCTGCGGAATCGTGTAGTGATGTGACAGCGATATGGCCTCGCTGATTTCCTCGGGTTTCCATCGATGCGTTCTCATCGGTTCTTCTCCGCTCTGATCTCGACGCTCACTGGCGCCCATGCCAGCTGCAACGCCAGCTTCTCCGCATCGACCTTGGTCTGCCGTGCGTTCCACCACGCCAGCACCACGTGCGCAAAGGCGTCATCTTTGGCCACGGTCAATTCGATGCGTTTGATGAACTCCGCAATCCGCTTCGTCTTCACGTAGTGAATACCTGGCAGTTCGAGGTCAGCCGCTGCGGTGAGCATCGTCATGAAGCGCGCTTCGTGCGGTGCGATGAGCGACGGCGTCACCGCGTCGTTCAGGACATCGGCAGTGTCTTCGAGCTGGCGAAGCGCGGCGCTGGCATCGACGCGGTGCACCACGCATAGCTGCGGGTACGGATTGGCCAGGTCGATGCGGTCACGACAGACGAAACATTGAAACGCATCGGGCGGGTGTCGTAGGGTCATTGGTGT